GTCATATCTGTAGAATCGACGTTGTGTTGAGTGAGAGTTTCTGTCATGCGGACAGCCATAGACGCTAACTGTTGAACTACACGTGGATCGTCAAGTCCACCTTCTCCTACGTAACGTTCCCTTTCGGAAAGAAGGTTTACTGCCATGTCCCATGTTTCTTTCGACGCTGGTTTCATGTCGTAGGCTTCAGCCCACTCTTTTCTTTTAGGCCATTCAGCCGCTAAGTGTTTAGCCGACATTTTTAACCCTTCAGCGATGTCAGCAATCTTTGTTGCTTTATCCATACGGCGCTGTACCTCAAATGGATTACGTTCCTCAGACAATTATTCTTACCTTCCGTCTGTTATTCACAAGACTATTCACTGCCCCTGATAAAGCATCTACTTGGTCGTCGTGAGAGCCTTTAGGGAATTGAACTAACTCATCTACGAATGTCTTGTTCCATCTTCCTCTTAAAAGTTTTATGTTGCCCATCTCTGCTGCTGCAGATGCTACACGGGCGCGCTCAACCTTGTTTCCTGTAGGTCTAACGCCTTTGAAAGCATAGCCAGCCAAAACGTTACGGGCGTAATGGTCGATTGTGTTAACTCCTCCCGAACCGGGTTCTTGCTCCATAACTATATCGACACTAGAGCCGTCAGCGTCTGCTGTTCTCTTAACAAGATTTTGGACTTCACCGGGAGTGCCTCTCATTCTTTGTATGTCGAAAACGTAATACCGTCCTTCGCTTATACCGATGAGAGCGCCTACCGTGTAATCGGGGTCTTTCCCTTTCGCTGGCGCTGTTGCTGCTAAGTCCCAGTATCTAACCTTTTTTACAGCGCTAGGTGGGGTGTCGATCACGTCGAACCAGTCTTGCTCGAACATTCCGCCTGTTTCTGCTACTTCCCAATTTCCTTCTAAAAGCCTTGCCCTTTCTACGGCATCTAACTCTTGGAGGCTTCTTACGTATTCATCGTGGTCCAAAGAAGGGTTGTCTGTTATCAGCGACGGCATGAACTTACGATCCTCGGCTTTGCCTAAAATGAATCTTTCATACACCCAGTCGTTTCCGCGACCACCGGGGTTTGTCGCTGCTCTGACTCTTAAAGGGACATCAGCAACAGACATTCCGCATGAAGGGCACCGAGGAATGGTGTCATGGGCTGTTACTTTACGGACACGAGAGAACCCGACGTATAAATAAACTTTGTCGGAACCCCACTGTGTTAATTCGTCTACCCCTACGAACTGGTAAGCAAACGACTGGAAGTTGTAACGATCTTCTTCTCTTTCGCAGTGTCCGAGAGTTACTGTCGCTCCAGAATCAAACGTGAACCTTTTATTAGTTACGTTGTAGTCAACATTCTGCCCGCTGAACCATTCTTGACACCTATCTATAAAGCCGTCAGGTCCAGATAACTGTGGGTAGGTCTGACGTAAAAGAAGCGCCGAGTAACCGGGAACGCAAACATATTGAAGAGCAGCCATTAAAAGAGTGTCGGATTTACCTCCACCAGCAGCCCCGCCAAATAATGCTTCTCTAGTCGAGTTCCAAGTTAAGTAAGCCTGTTGTTTTGGGTGAGGCTCATGCGGGATTTTCAGGTTGCACGGTTTCTTCCACGACATCAGCGTCGATAATGCTTCCCTCGTCTTCTGTTCCATCTTCGTCTCCGTCCCATGCGTCTAAGACTTCTTTCGGTAAGTCTCCCGCATCAATAAGTGCTTCTAGTACTTTTCTCTGTCTCTTTGAGTCTATCTCTTCTACCACATGTACATGGGCTGTCAGTTGAGTCATAGGACCGCCTTGTGGACCTGTAACTTCTAAACGTGTTGCTGGGTCTGACCAGCGTTCTGGGTATGCCTTAGCAAGGAACCTCTCTGCTGCTCTCCAGTCGCCGTCTACGGCCTCTGTGTACCAGCGTGTTACCAGAGCCGCCTCAGCCTTCCCTGTTGCCTTCTCAAGTTCGTTTACGAACCATAGGCAGTCTTCATCAGTGGCATCTAACGTCTCTCTTCTAAGTAGTTTCTCTCTTGCTTCTTCACCTATTTGAATCCACTTATAGAACGATTGTTTCGTCACTCCGTAAGCCTCATAAGCGGTCTTTTTATAGTTGCCCGCCCCTATGAGTTTTACTATTCCTTCGAGCGTTTGCTTCGACGTGTAAAGCCCATTTCGTCTTACCTTATTTTTTTCAGGTGGAGAATACTCTGGTTCCATATTTTGTTTGTACCTGTTCTTAGGTTCTTTATTTGCGGTCATTTAATTCCTACCCACCCAGCGAAGTTCATCCATCTCCAGAAACATTCTCTGTGAGTGAACCCGCTGTGCTCTAATAGATATTCGTTCCATTCTTGAGTGATGGGGGTCATAACCCCTTCAAGGCTAAGTCTTTTACGTTCAATCTGTTCCTCTGAATAGCCCATACTCCGTTTATGGTTATGGTAAATGTGGATCATCTCTTCGTTAAGTTGTTGCGTATCGCCTTCAAGTTTTTCGACCAGAACAAGCCTACCTTTAGGCCTAAGAATTCTATATAACTCATCTAGAATCCTAAGCCTGTGAACAACAGGAGTGAACTGAAGCGTCAACACACACAGTACCACATCAAACGACTCATCTTCAAAGGCTAGGTGGTCTCTTAGGTCATGGAAATAGAATTGGTATCGGTCATCGTTCTCTCCCAACTCTAAAGCCCTGTTAAGCATCGGCTCCGAGATATCAGTGCCTACCAGTCTCGTGATCGTGTGATTATTTGCTTTAGCGTAATCATCTAAGCCTTTAAGGGCTAAACCATTCGAGCAGCCAACATCTAAAACATCTTGGATATCAACATCAGGACCGTGAAATGCTTTTTCGGAATCAATATAGAAAGCATTTTCATTTTGGTAGTTCACAAGCCAAGGAGCCGCTATAGCGTTTACTGCTTCCCTCATCTTTCTGTAATCAGGGATGCTGCGTTCAAGCATATTGTCAAAGACAGCCGCTACTTCTTCATCGAACTCCCAGTTATCTTCTGGGATAACTTCATCACGCATATACCCAGCGTACAGTAATTGAAAACTCAGGGGCGGTTTTTACTCAACCTCAATAAAAATACATTCACCGGGACATTCATCGGCAGACTCAATAGTTGCTTCGAGATCAACCTCTTCAACAATAGCCAAACCTTCAGCCATCTTTAACGCAGGCTCGCCTTTAGGCGCACCATCAGGACCGTAAATAGTCGGCCATTCTTTTTCTTTAACATAAGCCAAACCATCGTCGTGCATTTGGAAAACGTCAGGGGCTATTTCTGCACACAATCCGTCACCAGTGCACAGGTCTTGGTCTATCCATACTTTTATCATTTTAGGCGCTTACGGTAAAAGTGTTTTCCAAGGGCTTTCGTCGTCACGGTTAGCGTCACGACATTCAACGCCATTAGCCCGATACATGGACCTAGAGTATTTGTTCGATTCGATAGCGAAATACATTGAAGGGTCGTCGCCGTGACGAGGCATAATTACCTCATTTAAGTAACGCTCTTTAGCCCTATGCGCTCTTAAAGCACCCTTACCTGAAGGATCAGGCCATGGGTTAAAGCAAACCTCGTTTGGCTGCCAATCTGTAAGAGATTTGATTCTGTCAAGGGTTAGTTCTTCATACATGACAGAGCGTGCTGTGCAAAGAATAACGTATTCGTTTTTAAGAAGTTCGACCATCCATTTACGGTATTCTTCGACTTCAGAAACAAATTTCGACATTGGTCGATGCTTAGGCATTTCCTTAAAGTTGCTGGATAAAGCCACATTTAAGTCTTGTAAAATTATCCGCCCAGAAGGACCGAATGCTATATCACTTGCCATTTAACGTTTGCCTCCGTCATATACAGTTGCGTGTCCTTCTTCTATAAGGACATCGTTTAAGGAAACTCCTTCAGAATTTTTAATAATGCCGAGCACCCTTCCGAACTTGCCTTTTTTATCTAATTTGGTTTCGATTATTGGTTCCATTCCTGCTTCTTCGAGAAGCCAGTTAGCAACGAAATCTTTCGCTGCAAGGCCTCGCTTTTTCTCTTCCAAGTCTCTGGTTCTCGATTCTGGAGTATTGATGCCCACAAAACGAACCCGAGCACTATAAGAAATATCGAAGCCGAGGTCAATAACCACATCAATAGTGTCACCATCAACCACCCTTGTAACTGTTGCTTTGTATTCATACATGAATACATCTTAGAGCGCCATGCCTAGTCGCCGTGCGAAGGCATCTAACGCCTGTTCAGCCCTATCTAGGCTTCCTTCTGGATAGGGAAGATCAAATTCAAAGCGTATTGCTTCGGCTAAAGCCACCGGGTTTATCTCTACCGGGTCGCCCGCTACGCACTGGACAAGGCTGTTAGGGGTGTAAAGATAAGCACGAACATCACGGAACCCAACTCTCCATAATTCTTCCCATTCAGGGACAGAAAAATACTTTTGAACTTTTGGGTGTTTTATTAAATCAGAAACAACTACACCTTCTTCATATCCAGCCGAAAACGAAGAGTCAAATTGCGTTTCATGGTTAGAGATGTTGTCTTTCTGTCCTATAGCCGCCAGATACCTGTCTGCTGTTCTGGAAATAGCGCCAGCATAAACAGTTGTAGATGGAGAACATAATGCTGAAATGATACGGACAACATGTAACCGATCATTATGAAAAGGGACGCTATTAAGTACAGACGCTAAAAATATTGAATCGAACTCTGTCCCGTCAGCGACACGGGCAAGAAACATGTCAGTTATATAACGAGCGCCTTCTATGTCGAAACCTGAATCTTTACCGCCTGTGTAATAAGGCTCAAAGGCCACGCAGTCGATCCCCATTACATCTTGCATGGTGTGAGACTTGTCGAGAAGTCCAGCCCCAAAATCTAAAACTGTCGTCCCGTACCATTTTTTCCAAGCATCAACATGAGCAGGGTTTTTGACATCAAACGTAGACGCTGATCTTTGAGTTTTGCCCGTCTTAGATAAGGCAGATATTAAATCACAGCACATAGTTGGCATTAAAAACTTTTGCCTATTGCTAGCCCTACGGAAAGAGTTATACCGGAGAACGTCTGCGTACTTGTCCTCTAAGTCGAAATCCATAGATAAATGGTTGAGCATTATCTGAGCCAGTTTTGCTTTACTCTTCGGAACTGTAATTGTTTGGACTTCTGGTATCCCTACTTCTGTGGCGTGCTGTAACCTCCCGATGCCATTAACAACATTGCCTTTATGAGTGACGACAAGAGGGATACTTGTTTTCCCCCAATGGTAGAGGCTCTCTGCTTGTCGGATTGTGTGGTATTTGAACTGCTGAATATTTTTAGTTGCAAGTTCTCTAGTGTCTTCTTTCTTGATGTCCATACATGGATACCATTCGTCTGAATCGACTTGTATATCAGGCAAGCCTTCTGAGGCGCTAAGAACAACTGATAGCGGCAAGCGCTCTGAAAGAGACTCCCCAGTATCTTGTTTATCCATATCATTAGTTGCTCGGTTAAAAACTATATTTACGCCTTTACGGCGTTGCAGATCAAGTCCATCTAAAAACGCCACCGGGACTTTAGAAGCCCCTAACTCTTTAGCAGCATCTAAACGTTGATGTCCTGATAAAACTTCGCCTTCTGGTGTCGCATACATTGGAAGAAGCCAGCCAAGTTTTTTAAGGCTAGTTTTAACCATCTCAAAACGATGAGGGTCAGACCTTCGAGGGTTGTAACCGGCTTTCTCTAAAGAGTCGATATCTACTAGCCGGATTTCAATAAATTTTGGGTTTCTGCTCATTGCTTAAATTCGTTATTCCCAGTTGTAGGGTCAGCGACTGAAGTCCACACTGAGAAAGAGGAAGTATCAAGTTTTAATAACTGACCGATCCTGTACCCTCTTTCCTCTTTCGACAAGTAACCATCAGCAATCATGTTGTGCTCCCATTCTGAATACTGCCTGCCGCACACCTGAACAGAGTGGCCACTAAACTTCAAGGTTGCTACGCGCCGCACATCCGCCGGAGCATCGATAATCGCTGCTGGGTCTCTTTCTTGAGGAAGGTCT